AAGCCGACAGCACGTCGTTCGCGGCCTGCATTTCGAGCGTGAGTTTTGCGCCAGGGTTCTCATCGGGTTGGCGGTTCTTCTGGCTGAGCACGACGACATCGAGCAGCTTGGCCTTGGCGAGTGATTCGATTTCAAAGGTCACTTGGTTCTCCTTGGGTTCTGTGGTTGAAAGCGGGGCACTTAAGTTGTCGGCAGTTCTTGCTGCTCGGCCTTGATGTCTTCCGGCTTGTGTCCGGCTTCGAGCATTTCAACCAGAGTCTCTTGATCGGCCACGGCCACCACGTAGGCGCCATCAGCGACATGCTTGAGTGCGTGGGCTGGGTGGGTTGCGCGCACGATTCGGCGCTGCTCAATGGGCGCTGTGGCGCCGTCCTGGCGACGTGGCTGGACGATGTAAATGCGGGTCTTGGTGGTCACTGCTGTGGTTCCTGTTGTGGTGGCTGGAGTTCTGCCAGCCGCTTGTCATATGCGGCCTTAAGTTGGGCGCGTTCGCCTGTGTCCTTGGTGCTCTTGTAGGCGGCGCCAAAAACGTCTTTCAAAACTTCGGTTTCTGGTGCCGCAACAACAGCGGCCAAGTGCTCGGCGATCTGAGATGCAAGCCGCTTGATTTCGTACTTTGCTTTCTTGCCGCGCGTTGAAGTCAGTGAAACCTTCACGTCGCGCTCGATGTCGCTCAAGTGGCTGATTCGGATTCCACCGACATCATCACCACCAAAGCGCACGGTCGGGTCGTTGTAGACCTTCAGCGAGCGGCCAACCCACACGCGGCCATCGGGCCCCCATGCGTGGATCAAAACCTTGCGCATCGTCTTGCAAGGCTTGAACGGTCGGCCACCCTCGCCAGCGTAGTGCACCGTCACCGGCTGTTCGCCGCTTTCGCTCACGCGCACATCGGTGACGGTGAGCACCATGGGGCCACCAAGTAACTGTTCTGCATTCAACTGATCCGACTTCGGGATGATCGTCGGGCGCAGGTCTTCAACGCTTGCATTCATGATTCGCTCCATTCAACTTCAACATCTCCGCCAGCTTTGGCGTAGGCTGGGAAATCCAGCATCTGGAAGCCTTGCCCGTAGGCTGGCCAGGTGTTCTCTCGCTGGCACCAGGCCAACTTGTCAATCAGCTCGCGGCGCTCATCTCGGCCTTGCGCCCTGATCTCATCGGTAAGCACATAGGGCACAGCCAAAACAGGGGGCTTGCTGCTGACGGCACCGAAAACGAACGCCTGAACGTGCAAGCCGGTAACGGCTTCAATGCCTGCCGTGTAGTGCGCGTCTTGCAAGTCGTACCTCAGGCGGGCAGCAGCGCGGCCGAAGCCGCTGGGTGAATCGTCAATGCATGTCTTGATGTCCACCGGCATGATCGTGCTGCCAATAGGCGATGGCAGCCAATCCGGCCTGGCCTTGCAGTAGAGGCCGGTTGCTTTGTCGATCCAGAAGATTGAAACCTCACCCCGCCCATGCTTCAAAAGCCCCGACAGTTCAGTGTTTGATGCAATGGCTTGCAGCTGCTGTGCACACAAGCTGAAGTCATCGGCTGAAACAACATCGCGCCCGGCAAGAGAATCGTTGAAGGCTTCCCACCACTTCATCGCCGCGATGCTTTCAGCGCTCGGATTTTTTGCTGACCATTGGGCCTTCGATGGCCTGCGAGGCGCGTCAACAGGCTGCACCACGTAGCGCTGCGCAAAGGCGCCAGGCTCAAGAATCGCGCAGTGGGCCAGGGTGCCGCGCATCATCGCAGGCGTTGGGTCTGTGTCGATGCGGTGCTTGTAGTGCCAGGGAGAACGCGCAAGCTGTTTCAAGCCGGTGGCGCTCAAAGCATCGACCGCAAGGTACTCGTCAAACGGCATGCCTTCGAAAATGCCTATCATTGTTTTCACTTCAGGCTCCAGTTTCTGACAGCCCGCTTGATGCGCTGCCACGTTGATACAGTGACCGGCTGCGTCACACGAAACGGCCCTTCAATCGCGCCGCTTTGCAGCAGCAGCACCACCGACACCCCTGGCAATGGGTTTGGCTTGCTGCTGGCCTCGTAGTCGGCCCACTCAGAATCACTGACGCCTGCGATGCTCATGGCTGGCCACCTTCGTCGTCTTCGCCCGAACCGAAGAAAGCAATGCGCAAGCCTTCGAGCAGGATGAAAATCACCAGTGCGATCAGCAGAAACGGCTTGCGTATCCAGCCAGGAAGTTCGCGGCTCACTTGCAAAGCTCCGGGTTCTGTTGGCAGTTAACTCGTGGGGTTGGCATGTCGGTGGCGTCGCCGCCACCGCCGCACGCGCCAAAGAAAATGCAGGCGGCGAGGGCAAAGCCAACCGCGCAGGCCAAGGCCGCGCTTTTGATTGGGTCTTGTCGGCTGGCCATGGGTCAGCAATCCATGTCGCGCAGGATCCCGCGTGCCATGTCGTCCACGTTTTCGGCTGCATAGGCCTCAGCGTTGCGCCTGATCCAAACTGAGGCGCGCAAGGTGGCGTCCTCACCGCGGGCGCAGGCTGCAATGATGGCCAGCATCTCGCGGCCGTTGTCTTCGGCCAGATCATCAAAGATGATTTTGCTGATGGGGAACACGCCCGGCTTTAACCAGGCAGGCGCGGGAATCTCGATGTCTTTGCCAGCCAACGCCGCGCCCTGGAAATCCTTCAGCAACGTGTTGTAAGACTCGGCGTAGATGCTCACGCTTTGTTCGTGAACCCTGTCTTCCTGTGCCGTGTAGCCCATCGCATCACCTGGTGCCCCCCGCTGTGCGGTTGTCTTGGGGCATGGGATGTATTTCACCAAACGGTGATAGGAATGTCAACACCAAACGGTGAATTTATTCATTCGATGGTGAAAACACCTACGATCCAGGCACAAAAAAGCCCGCGCGCGGCGGGCATGGAGCAAGAGATGGAGATTGCAGGAATGTGGCTCTACGATCAATCAGGCCAACTTCGGGCCAACGTCATGGACACGACGACGGGAATCGCAACGCCTTCAGCAAAGAGGCTTGTAGCTCGACGTGGCGGGAAAGCTCTTCGTCCGAAGCGGCAGAGGATTCGAGATTGGCTTGAACGCGTTGCAAGGCTTCAGCGAGTAGAACAGAGGCGCGCGCTTGCTGTTCTGCGGTAAGCACCGCGCACAGCACATGCACGGCTGAATTCAGAACATTGATCTGGCGCGCAAGTTCATCCGTTGTTGGCATCTTCAAGTGCGCCGACGCAGCGCCAGAAGCCCAAGCAATGCAGCACCCGCACCCGCAAGCGAAATGGCGGCAGGCTCGGGAACCGCGCCCACGTCGCCCGAGTGCACGGCCCAGGCCTGGCCATAGTCGTGGAACACGTTGCCGTCTGTGAGTGTGAGCGCTGCGACGGCTACACCGAAGCCCTTGCCATACGTCCAGGCCAGCGATGGCGGCCATACGTGGGTGGGCTCACGGACAAGCCAGCCATTCACGGTGAGGATCGAATTCCCACCGGTGGGGATGATGTTGGACGACAGGTCGTAAAGATCGGCATACCAGCCGAAGGCGCTGCCTGTGGCGGCATAGGTCGGCTCGGTTTGGGCGGGAAGGCGCCAGCCGGTGCTGGACACGCCGAAGGTGTTTGTCACGGCAAGGCTTGCAGCCCAGGCGCCAGCGGATGCCCAGCTCACCAGGCCATCGCTGGCAGAGAAGCCGTCATCGAATGCGCTACCTGCTGCGCTTACCTTGTAGAACGTGAGGTTGGCCACGTCATCAAAGAACATCAGCGGGCCTCGGTCTTGCAGTGTCCCATGGGTGGCGCCTGCAGCCAGCATTGCGGCCATAGCGATGGTGATTGCTTTCATGTTTCCTCCTTCAGTTTTCCCTTGGCCCTGAGATCGGAGATCACGCCGTCTCGGTAGATCCGGTACGCATCGGCCATCTGCCTCAAGCTGGCCTTGAAGCGGTCACGGTCACCATCTGCCAGGTCGCGGAAGTCGCGCACGATTTCGAATTCCTCATCGTCCACAAACCGGGGGTCAGCGAAATCGCGCGGCGGCGGAGCGGGCGACGTAGAAAGGCCATTGTTTGTGTCGTGCGCTTGATCAAGCCATCCGCGAGGCAGTTGGAGCCGCTCTTCGATGTCGCGCGCGAGCTTTTCCCCAAACGACTTGTTGCCTTTGCGAAGATCAGACCAAAAACTTGCCGATCGACCAAGTACCTTTGGCGCAGACGTGACTGTGAAGCCCCGCGCATCCCAAAGTGCTCGCAGGTTTTCGGTTCTGATCCGGGCGTCATCGGCCATGGCGCAGTAAAGCATCGTCTTTTCACTGGTTGGTGTTGACGATGCCTTCACTATTTGGTGAAATGCGGGCGATGGAAACACTTCGCTCATTTCTTCGAAGCCTCGGGTCTGATGAAGCTCGGGAGGCCTTCGCAATTGCCTGTGGCACGACGGCGAATCACCTTCGCAACGTCTCCTACGGACAGAAAACACTTGACCCAGCCGTTTGCGTTCGAGTTGAAGAGCGTTCTGGGTATGTGGTCAGGCGGTGGCACCTCAGGGCGAGCGACTGGTTCCTCATCTGGCCGGAAATCGTGGGGGCTGATGGATCTCCAGTTGCTGGCGCGAAAGCCGCCTGACCCATGTCCACCCCAAGAAAAGACGTGAAGGTCTACTTCGATGACGAGGTACATGCAGCCCTGCGCGCCATCGCGCAGTCCAAGGACATGGGACTCGGTGAGTACATCGAAAGCATCGTGGCGCCGCACGTCAAGGCAGTGGTGCATGACGTCATGTTGTTGGCCGATGAATTCCGGCGTGCAGGAATCGCAAGGAATGGCCAGGAAGGCCAAGGAACGGGCAGGAAGGCCACGGAATGACAGCGCCCGAACCTCTTGTTCCTGCTGATGTCGACCTGCGCGACTTCGCATTCATGCCGCTTGATGTGTTGAGGCTTCGGGACTCAGGCTTGGCAGCAAAAGCCAGCGGCGATGAGTTCCGCGCGGCGGTGCTTCTTTGGTGTGCGGCATGGCACCAGGTGCCAGCCGCGAGCCTTCCTGATGACGATATTGAGCTGAGTTCTCTCGCGGGTTACGGCCGAGTCGTCAAAGAATGGCGCCGTGTAAGGAATGGGGCCTTGCATGGCTGGGTGAAGTGCAGTGATGGCCGTCTGTATCACCCAACCGTCGCCGAGAAAGCGCGCGAGTCCTGGAAATCGAAGCTCGAACAGCGCTGGAGAACAGAGGCTGCACGAGTGAAAAAGCACAACCAACGGCATCAACTCACCGATGAGTTGGCGCTCGTCATGCCTGACTTTGATGAATGGATGTCTCTAGGTTGTCCCCAGGGACAAACGCTAAATGTCCCCAGGGACAAACCAACACCGTCCCAAGGACAAGGCCGGGAAATCGACTCCAAGGGACAGGGACAGGGACAGGGACAGGGACAGGGAATTAAAGAAATACAAACAGCCGGGGGGTTACACCCCCCTGTCGACGACGGCCCTTCGGCCATCGATCGACCGCCGCTCGTGCTTGTCCCACCAAGCCCGGAACTCCCCGATTGCCCCCATGCCGAGTTGATCGGCCTGTACGCCAAGCACCTGCCGCAACTGCGCCAGCCGATGCGGTGGGACGGTGACAGGGCCGAGGCGATGCGCACCCGGTGGCGGGAATGCAGTCGACCAACCGCCTTTGGCGATGGCTACGCCACCAAGGCCGATGGTCTGGCGTTCTGGGATCGGTTCTTCGCGTTTGTGGCCTCAACGCCGAAGCTGGCCAACGGCATCACGAGCCGGGAAGGGGGCCAGGAGCGGGTGTGGAAACCTTCGCTCGACTGGCTCGTGAATCGGTCGAATTTCACCAAGGTCATCGAGGGAGCATTCGCATGACGAAAGCATTCAACGCACGGGCCGTGATCGAGGCATCCGCAGCGGTTCACGGCGACACGTTCACCTGCAACGGCTGCGGCACGCCGACAAGCCGTGTCGACATGTCGACCTATGGCGCGCGGTGCCGTGGTTGCTACGAATCGTTCTGCCGGGCAGCGTTCAAGGGGCGCACCTTCTTCGGCGACAAGGCGGCGAAAGAACGCATGACGCCACGGGCCTACGCGGCGCATCGGCTCGAGATGATGCAGCGCAGCGGGGTCACGATGAACAGCGTGCAGAAGGCGTTTCTGGCTGCTTTGCAGCGTGGGGTTTTGGGGGTTGCAGCATGACCCCCGACGCCACACACGCGCGCGCCCGAGCCGTGGAACTTTGGCGCGAGTTGAAGTCCCCCCGGCTGGGCATGCGCGGGTACCTCTGCGTGCTGGGGTTCCTTGCTGCTGGGCCTGCAACTTCGGTCGATGTGGCCGATGCTTTTGGCGCCACCCGCCAGCGTGCACGTGAGCTGCTTTGGCGTATGGCGGAGCTGGGCATGGTGCACACGACCGGGACTCGGCGGGTGAGCCGTGCGGGGCCTGCTGTGGCGCTGTGGGGCTATGGGCCTGGGGCTGTGGAACGAAAGGGCATCGCAAGCCGCGAACGTTTCCCCGAGCTGGTGCAACTTCGGGCAGTGCTTCAGGCGTTCGAAGAGCCAGCGCAGGGCAAGCGAGTTGCTGAAGCTGTTGGGTCTGGGTACATGCAGGTGATGGAGCTGATCCGCATCGCCCGGAACCTGGGCCTGTGCCACGTGTTCGACTGGGACTGTGCGAACGCCAATGGCTCAGGTGTGCAGGTGCCCAGCTTTGTGATGGGCGCTGGCGTTGACGCACGAAAGCCCAGGCGCATGGGGGCCAAGGTTGCCCGGCAACGTTGCAACGCGGGCCAAAAAGCCAAAGCACAAACGCTGCTGGTGCTTCGTGCCCTGGCTTCGAATTCCGACACCGAAAGGCTTGCAGCATGATCGTTCTGGCCATCGACATCGGCCTGACCGGTGCCATCGCTGCGGTGGATTCGCGCGGCACGCACTTCGTGGTCGATCTGCCCATCGAGGAGATTCCAAAGGCGGGAAACCGGATGATCAAGCGGCGCGTCAGTGCCATTGGCTTGCGCGATGTGCTGCGCACGTTGGTGCCGCCTGGCGAGGTGGCGCTGGCCTTGATCGAGGATGTTCACGCTGGCATGGGGCCCGGCGTTGCGGCGAGGTCATCGCTCGACATGAACCGGGGCCGCATCGAGGCCGTGCTTGAGCTTCAGCGGCTGGATGTGCGGGCGATTCAGCCATCGGCGTGGAAGCGCTTCTACGGCCTGACCGGCAAGGAGAAGAGCGACAACCTTGGCACCGCCCGCACGCTGTTTCCCATGGCGATGCACATGCTCAAGCGGATGAAAGACCACAACCGGGCCGACGCGTTGCTGATGGCGCACTACGGGCAAAAGGTGCTGGCGTGATGCAGCGCGTGGACTGGCCGATGGTTCTGGGCGACCTGGCGCATGTGCTGGGTGAGCCAACCATCGACGGCCGGGGTCGTGTGCCTTGCACCCAGGAGCAGCTTGCCAAAGCCTTGGACGTGGCGCGAGGAACCCTGCGTGGGTGGCTTGATGGCAGCGAGCCCAAGCATGCGGACGGTGAGGCGCTGCTGCTGCGGTGGTGCCAGTTGACGGGCAAGGACAGGGGTTTCGCGCCAAAGGAGCGGCGCAGTCTTTCGGCGCACGCGAGGTAGCGCCGCACGCGGTGGCTGGATTCCGCCACGGGTGGCGGTTGACGATGCGGGCCTATTAGTAGGCCTCAACTCACCAAAGGACTGACCCCATGGCGAAAGCAGCAGCACCCGAGCAAACACCGAAGGCCACCGAGATGCCTGGCGCCGAGAACCCAGGGATGCCTGATGGCGATGCAGCAGACCCGGCATTGCGCATTGCTGAGCTCGAGGTCCGCCTTGCCGCTGCGCAACAGGCGACGTCCGAGGCGAATGCGCGTGCCGCAGAAGCCGCAAGCAAGGCAGCGCTTCCGCAAGTGGTCTATGAGCCCACGACCCCGAAGGGGGCCCAGGCGCTGGCTGCAAGCAACACGGCCAACATGACAACCGCACAGGTGATGCTCGCCATTGATGACGGCAAGCTTGCCGAACCGGTGTGCAGCTACCTGTGCAGTGATGGCTACTACGCCCGCCGCTGAAGCCTGCGCCACTGGCCTGATGCCGCTTTCTGCTACGCCCACGCGTGAGCAGATCGAACGGCTGGAGGCGCATCTACTGCAAGCCGCCAAGGTAATTGGCGAAACGGTGATCCCAACGTGGCACAGCTGGGCCGATGGCCTGGTGGCACGGACGATCAGGATCGACGCCGGGTGCCTGTTGACTGGTGGGTTGCACAGAAGCGAACACCTGAACGTGTGCGCGGGTGACATCACGGTGTGGACTGAGGGCGGGATGCGCAGGCTGACCGGTTACCACGTGCTGCCATCGCAGGCAGGCGCCAAGCGGGTTGGCATGGCGCACGCCACCACCTACTGGACATCGATCCACCTGAACCCCGACAACGTGCGCGATGTTGCTGCACTTGAGGCGATGCTGATTGATGACGCCAGCGCCTTGCAGTCTCGCCGATTGGCCCTGGCTGACGCTGAACCCTTGGAGATTGACGCATGAGCTTTGTCGGTGTTGCCGTGGCGGCCTTTGTTGGAACCAACATCTATTCGGCCGACCAAGCGCGAAAGACTTCGAACCGGCAAGCATCGGCGCTTGAGGCGGCACGCGAGGATGACGCCCGCAAAACCGCCGAGGCTGAGACATCGGCGCAAGTGGCGGCCAACGCCAAGACTGCCGAGACGACGCGGCGCCGCAGAAGTAACGCTTTGGCCTTGGGCGATCCAAACGGCAGCGATGCCACGCTGGGCGGCGGTTCGGTGCTTTCCATGGGTGGGCCTGCACCTGCTGCGCGTAATGCCGCAGTGGGCGCGGCATCGGGCGGTTCTGCATTGGGCGCTGGTGCACCTGCATCCGTTGCCGGGCGAGTACGCACCCCAACTAAGCCAACACGGGCGAATTCGATCTGACCATGAGCGCAAGTGTTGAAGCCCTCTATCGCCGCTTGATGCGGCTGAAGCAACTACGGCAACCGCATGAGACGGTTTGGCGTGATTGCTTCGATCATTCGTTCCCGATTCGTGGCAGCGGCCTGACGGGTGGCCATCCGATGGATGCGCAGCAGGCTATGGATCGCAAGTCCAGACTACTGCACAGCGTGGCCACGGATGCGGCGCGAACATTGGCCGCTTCGGTGGTGTCTGGCGCCACGCCTTCAAGTTCTGTGTGGGCGCTGTTGACGGTGACCGGCGCCGACGATGGCGGTAAGCGGTGGCTGGACGAGAAGGGCAAGCAACTGCACGAAGAGATTCATGCTGGCACGTTCGACGCGGCAGCCTATGAGTGCGCGCTTGATCTGGTGGCTGCTGGCTGGTTTGCGCTCTACGTTGACGTGGATCGTGAAGCGGGTGGGTTCTCGTTTGAGCAGTGGCCCATTTCCAGCGTGTTCTGTGCAACCACCAAGGCAAGCGGCCCGGTTGACACCGTGCTGCGCGAGTACAGCCTGACGGCTGAGCAGTGCGTTCGTGAGTTCGGCGCCAATGCCGTGAGTGCGGACACTTCGAAAAAGGCCGAGAAGGAACCCGACGCACCGGTTTCGCTGTGCCATGCGATCTACCCACGCAGCACCTATGCGGTGGGCGCGAAGCTGGCCAAGAACCTGCCAGTGGCATCGTGCCATTTCGAGGTGGAGACGAAGAAGCTGCTGCGCGAAAGCGGCTACCACGAGATGCCGGTGATCGTGCCCAGGTGGTCAGTGATACCGGACACGGTTTACGCCATCGGGCCGATGTTCGATGCGCTGCCCGATGCGCGTGAGCTAAATACTTTCCTGCGCATGGATCGGATGAATGCAGAGCTCGCCATCGCAGGCATGTGGATCGCCGAAGACGACGGCGTTCTGAACCCTCGTTCCGTAAAGGTTGGCCCTCGCAAGGTGATCGTGGCCAACAGCGTGGACAGCATGAAACAACTGAGCGCTGGCGGTGATTGGCAGTTGGCCGATTCACGCATTCAGCAGTATGCCGGAGCGATCAGAAAGATTCTGATGGCTGACCAGTTGCAGCCGCAGGATGGCCCAGCGATGACGGCGACCGAGGTGCATGTTCGCGTTGGGTTAATCCGCCAGTTGTTGGGGCCGATCTATGGCCGCTTGCAAGCCGAATACTTGGCGCCGCTGGTTGAACGCTGCTTCGGCCTGGCCTACCGCGCCGGGCTGTTCGGCGAAGCACCTGAGACGTTGGGCGGGCAAGGCTTGAAAGTCAAATACAACAACCCGTTGTCTCGCGCACAGAAGGCTGAAGACGTGGCCGCCGTTGAACGGCTGACCGCCAACTTGGCCGGGCTTGCGAACCTGGGGCAGTTCGCGCCCTCGGCACTTGCAGCGCTTGACAAGGTGGACTTCGATGCGGCGGTGGATGTGATGGTGGACGGTGTTGGTGCACCGATGCGCCTGCTGCGTGATGCCGATCAATTGGCCGCGTTCAGAGAGGCCAAGGCGCAGCAGCAGGAAGAGGCCGCGCAAGAGGCCAAGAAACACGAAATGCAAACCATGGCCGCCGATGCTGCTTTGCAGCGCACGGTGAAGGCCGCCTGAGGGAAGCGATATGGCAGACTCAAACAGCGTGACATCCGACCTGGCCACCCTGGGCGCGGGTGGCTGGGTGATGACGGGAAGCGCAAAGTACCAAGGCAGCGCTGGCGGTGCTGGTGTGACCGATGGCGACAAGGGCGACATCATCGTTTCCGGGGGCGGCGCCAGTTGGGTGCTCGACCCGTTGGTTGTTGGAGCCAAAGACTTCGGCAACATCACCGGAAGCGCCAACTTCACGGCCAGCGGCGCAGCGCAGCAAATCGGCACGCTGGTGTTCGCTGCGGGCGACATGAACAGCCTAAACCGGCGCCTTCGCATTCACTACAACATCGCAAACACCGGGGGCACAACGCTTTTCAAGCAGCTAACCCTGCGCCTGGGCAATGCTGCGGGCGCCGTGCTCTTCTTGGCCCAGCTCAACGCGGCGGCCTTGGCCGCTCGGTCTGTGGGTGAGGTGTTTGTCGACACTGTTGGCGCGGCAGGCCGCTTGCGCTCAACCCAAGAGCCGGTCACCAATTCCGGTTCAGACACCACCTTGAGTGCTGCGCTTGACCTCACTGCCGCCATCACCATGGCGGTGTGCTTGGAAGCGGCTGGCGCCGTGAACGAGACGGTCGTTTGCCGTCAGTGCCACGTCTTCCTCGAATAAGCCATGGCCAAGCCACTTGCAAAAACAGGCGCAGGCCGCGCGGCGGCATCCCTTCCATGGGTGGCCTGGGCCAATGATGACCCCACGGCCGAAGGCTGGGCGCTGTACGACGCAGGCACCGAATCGACACTCCCCACTTTCTACCCAAAGGGGGGCGAAGTCATTGGTGTCACCCAACCGCTGTACCGCTTCACCAAGCGCATGCCCTACAGCAGCAGCGGCAACGATGCCACCGTGTGGCTGGTGGAAGTGCGCCTGTTCTCCGGTGGTGGGGTGCTTTTCAGTGCCACCAGTGATCCAGGCCGCAACGAAGTGGCCCACCCCCTTGCCACGCCTTTGACGCGGGGCGTGCGCTACCAGTGGCGCTACACCGACCAAACTTACTACCCCGGTACGCCTGCCGCACAGTCCGGCTGGATCGATTTCGAAGTCAGCGCCGAAGCCGTCACGCTCAACATTCCAAAACGCGCAGATCTGTTCTCTGCGTTCGCTGCTCGCCCCGTGGGCCAGCGCGGCTTCCCAGCCAGCCTGGTGCACTACCAGGCTGGCGGCCACTCGCGCGATCACTACACCGCCATGGCCACGGGTCAAAACGGCCTGGCTTCTTTTGTGGGCGCATCGTTGGCCAGCCAAACTGACCAAAATGGTGCCTCACAACTTGAAGCGTCTCGAATTCTCAAGTGCGCCTGGCTGTACGCTGCCGACGCCAACGCCTCGGCGCTAACGGAAGGATTGCGCAGGCTGAGAAGCATGCTCGCCTGGAGCACCGGCAAGTACGCCCCCACCAACATCGTGGTCACCGGCAGCACCGGCGTCGGTGACGGCATCGCCACAATCACCTTCCCCGCCGCCACCCGGTACGCGGTGGGCAGCACCACCAATGTGGCGATTGAAGGCGCCAGCAACGCCACCTTAAACAGCAGCGGCCGTGTTTTGACGATGTCATCCACCACGGTGGGCACCTTCCCCGTGCCTGTGGGCGTCACCAACGGCACCTATACCGCCTCGATGACCCGCTGCACCTCGCTCAGCCACCTTAGCGATGATCCAGGCCGCTTCAAGCTCATCGCCTTGTTCTATGGCACCTGCGCTTTCTGGGGCAGCCTCACCCAGGCCGACAAGGACGCCTACCGAGACCACCTGGGCTACATGCTCAGCATGACGCTGGAGCCCTCTGGCTACGCCTCGTGGGGGGTGCCCCTGTGGGTGCAGGCGTTCGCCAACAGCTACATGGGCCGCGGCCCGTGGGATCGGGGTGATTTTCTTGGGCACATCCACGAATGGATGGCTGTGCTGTGCGCGGGCGCAGCATCGCAAGCCGGGCTTGCCGCCGAGTTCACCGCCAGCCACTTTGGCCTGGCGGCCAACCTGCCGGTGTTCTGTGCTGCGGCCTCTGTGCTGCTGCACCGGCACTACGCCAGCAACACCGACATGGGCGGCAACTGGGAAGGCGCGGCCTACCACGGCTTCATGGGCTACTTCTCCCCTGGCATTGATTTCCTCGTCAACGCGCTGGGCATCAGCGACGCATTCTGGACACAGCCGCGGTGGCAAAAAGCCGCCGAATTGGCGGCGTTCCAAATGCGCAAAAGCTCCGGCCCGCGCCTGGCAGATGGTGATGACCACTACGCGGTGCCAAGCCCCCAGTTTGCCGTCACCATTGCATCAAAAACAGCCAGCCCTTATCTGCCAGCCATCCTGCAATCTCAAGGCTGGAACATCAATGCGCTCGACAGCGATCCGAACTGGCCATTCGTCCACCTCAACGTGCCCAACGTTGACACCGGCACAGTGCACACCGCACCCGCTCACAAGCGCCTGTGGACAGACGCGCTGGAAACCGTTTGGTCTGCCACCAGTGACCCCTACAACCCCGATGCCCCCAGCGTCTTGGTCAACGTCCGCCGCCGTGGCCGCTGGAACCACGGCAATGGCGGGGCGGGGGGGTTCCAGGCTGCGGCCAATGGCCGCCGCTTGCTCATCGCGGCATACAGCTTGCCGGGGTCAGTCGGCATCACCGACCAACACAAAACGAATTGGGCCAACAGCAGCCGCTCGCACAACTGCTGGGCGCTCAATGGCCTACTGGGCACGCAGGTGGACGGCGCAAACACCGGCTCGCAAAACCGCAGCATTCCCCTGCGCAGTTTCGAAGGCGAACACTCGGGCTACTTGCAGCTTGATTTGTCCAAGGCGTACCGCAAAGCGTCATACGTCCACACCGCAGCAGTTCGCACCTTGCTTTGGTTTTCACCCGGCTTGCTGCTGATTGTTGACCGCGCAGCCTGGGGCACCAGCTACACGTTCGAGTGGTGCTTCCATACCCCAGCCGCGCCCAGCAGCGCAGGGGTAGGCAGCCCCATCAACCTCTTCGGCGTCACCAGCACAAGCGCCACGCGCACGGTGGACGCCGTGGCTGGCGCAGTGCTCACGCCCATTGCAGGCAGTGGCATCGTGGCGCCCACCGCGCAGCTCATCACCGACAGCGCCTGGCCATCTGGCACGGCGCCGCCAGCCAACGCCATTCTGAACTCAGCCTATCCTGAATCGCCCGATGGCACGCTGGCAGACGCCAATCACGCCTACTGGCACAACTACGTGCAGTGGGCGGCCAGCACCGGCGTGGTGGCCCCCATGCGGCTGGAGATGGGCAGCAACCGCGTCAGCGGCGAGGTGGCCAGTGTGTCCGGCGGCGTGTTCACTTGGTCTGCCACCTACGGCGGGCGCACCTGCACGGTGTCGCTCAACCTGACCACCAACGCACTGACGGTGACAGGGTGACGGCCGGATTGATGAACAAGCAACGCCCCGATGCAGCGGCCTATGCCCGCGTGTTCGAAGGCCACCACGAGGGCGCGCAGATTCTTGATGATCTGATCTCACGTTTCGGCGGGGCGCTGTTCGTGAAGGGTGGCGAGGAAGGGCGGCGCCAAACTGATTTCAACCTTGGCCGCCGCGCCGTGCTCGACTTCATCGTCGGCCAGGTGAACCGCGCCAACGATGTGCCATCACCCGATGACGATTCTCAACCGGCCGCTTGACCGCGGCCTTTTTCAACTGGCGAGGTGTTTCAAATGCTCAAACGGAGGTTTCATGTTCTCCATGATTCGGCAGGCGTTGGCGGCGCGGCGGGCGCAGGCGGCGGCGAAGAAACGGGCGGCACAGCAGACGGTGGCGGCACTGGTGCGGCAGGCGCAGGCAGCGACAACGCTGCGGCATCTGGCAACGGTGGCGGCGCTGGTTCCGCCCTGGCTGCCGGTGCGCCTGCAGCGGGCGGTGCAGATGGCGGTGCAGGGGCAGTTGCTGCGGCTGCCGGTGCTGCCGCTGGCGGGGTTGTCAACGTCCCGGAAAAGTTCATCGTCAAAACGGCGTCGGGTGAAACCGACCACGCGGCCACCGCGCTGAAGGTTTCCGAGGCGTATGGCCACCTTGAGAAGCGCTTCGGCGGCGGTGATGCGCCACCGGCTGACGCCACCAGCTACAAGGTGAACGTGCCCGAGGCACTTGGCGAGAAGATCAAGGCCGAAGAGTTGGCGTCGAATTCTGGTTTCAAGGACTTCATGGCCAAGGCCCATGGCGTGGGTCTAACGCAAAAGCAGTTCGACGTGGTGACGGCTGATTTCTTGGAGCGTTCGCTGGCGCTGAAGGAGGCCGGGCCGGTGCTGGATCAGGCATCGTGTGAGGCCGATCTTCGGCAGGCTGAAGGCTGGAAAAGCGATGGCGAATACAAGGCCCAGGTGGGCCGCGCTTGGCACGCCGGGCAAAGCATCTTCGGCAAAGACTTTGAGGGCATCGTCAAGGACTACGGCAACGACGCGCGGCTGATTCGCGGCCTGGCCAGCATTGGCAGGGAAATGCAGGAAGACATGTCAGCATCGCCTGAGGCACAGGCGCAAATTCAGGACAGCCTGGAAACGCTGATGAATTCACCTTCATACCTCAATGGCAACGACCCGCAGCACACGGCGACCATGGCCAAAGTGACGGCGCTGACCCAACAGATTGCTGGCAACAAGACTGTCACGCAAGGCAAGACACACAGCTTCAAGACGGGCTGATGCTTGGGCTGGCTGGATTCCGCCACGGTGGTGCGCACACCATGGCATCCAACCGGCCCGCCTTGGCAAGTGGACAACCGGCACAGCCCGTCACGAAAGCGGCAGCCGGTTCCTCGTGACGTATCAGGGCCCTGGAAAGGACAACCCGCAGGCGAACACATCGTTCAACTTCGGAGAATCCAATGAGTTTCCAAATCCCTGAAAGCATGGTTGTTCAGTACGCGAACAACTACCGAATCCTTTTTCAGCAGAAGCAGGCCCGCCTGCGCCCGTGGTGCCAGCTGGAAAGCGGCATCGTCGGCCAGTCCAAGAGCGTGGAACGCTTGGGCCGCGCTGAAGCCTACGACATCACCAGCCGCCACGCTGACACCAAGTTCGTCGAGGTGCCGCATTCGCGCCGCTGGATCGACTTGCAGGACAAGGGCTGGGCTGAGCTGATCGACAAGATGGACAAGGTTCGCCTGCTGGCTGATCCTGTCAATGGTTACTCGGTTCTTGCAACCTCGGCGATGAACCGTCAAATTGACGACATCATTCTTGCGGCAGCACGCGGCACGTCTCGCACCAATGCAGGCCTTTCGGTTCTGCCGTCAACGCAAAAAATTGCGGTGGGCGGCTCGAACTTGACGCTTGCCAAGCTGCTGGCGACGAAGGAAATCCTGGACGCGAACGAGGTTGACGACGACGCCAGTATGGCCACGGACGGCCAGACGCCAAACGGTGCAGCAGTCCGCGTTATGGTGGTGAACTCCAAGATGCTCACCAACCTTTATGGCACGACTGAAATCAAGTCGGTGGACTTCAACACCATCAAGGCGCTGGCGCAAGGACAGATCGACACCTTCCTGGGCTTCAAGTTCGTGCGCAGTGAGCGCCTGGCGAGAGACGGTGTGGCGACGACTGGCTATGCCATTGCGTTCTCTCGCAATTGCGTGGCCCTTGGCATTGGCCAAGAGATCAGCACTTCTGTTGATCGTCGCCCGGACAAGAACAACGCATGGCAGGTGTTTTGCGACATGAGCCTTGGCGCCACCCGAATCGAGGACGAGGGTGTGGTCGAGATTGCCTGCGCCTGATCGACCAAACAACTGAAGGACAAACGACATGCCTACCTATTACGCAGACACTCAAAACACGATCAACGGCCCGGCCACTGGCCTGGCGCCCGCCACCCGTGTGCGCACTACCAAACTGGGCGGGCGCTTGCGCGTGCTGGAAGCCAGCATCATCTCGCCCGCTGCCACGCTGTTGGTGGCGGACAAGATCGTGTGGGGGAAGCTGCCGCTGCGCGCTGTGCTTCTTGGCCACCTTTCGCGGGTGATCTGGACGACTGGCGCCGCATCCAGCACGATGAACCTGGGCGACAACGTGAACCCCGCACGCCACATGGCCGCCACTTCCATCACCACGGCGGGCGCGGCCAGCCCAACGGCCTCGGAGCAGGTGAACGTCGGCACCTTGGCGCTGACTGCTGGCTCAAACGTGGCGGTTGTGGTGGCGTCACCTGGCGCTTACCGTACCGGCAACCTGGTTTCAGGCACCGGCATCACGGCGGGCACCTTCGTGACGGCAACCAACGGCATCGGTGTCGGCACACTCGTCACCTTGTCGGCACCGGCAACGGCCACCGGCAACCAGACGATCACGGCCACCGGTGACGGGTACGAGGTGAACGACGACAGCAACAGCGTTTCGAACGCCTTCAACAGCACGACGGACGATGCCACGCTGATGTCGGTGATCGCTGGCGCTGCTGCACCTGCCAACCAGGTGATCACGCTCAAGGCGTTCTACGTGCAGGACTGATGACGCAGCGCCCACCCTTGGGGCTGAGTTCAACGGGGGGCCAGTGTGCCCCCCTTTTCTTTGAAGGATGAAGCAGACATGGCGGCCACACCGGTAAGCATTTGCTCGAACGCCCTGCTGATGCTGGGTGCGCAGCCCATCAACGCTTTCACCGAGGGAACAGACCGCGCACGGGCGGCGTCAAACCTGTGGCCTGCCGTGCGCGATTACGTGCTTCGGCGGCACCCGTGGAACTGCGCGATCAAGCGCGTAGTGTTGTCGCCCGACACCGCCGCGCCTGAGTTTGACTGGGCCTATCAGTACACCCTGCCATCGGACTACCTGCGCACGCTTTCGGTGGGCGAGGCAGGAGCTGAAGCTGAGTTCAGCATCGAGAGTGGCAAGCTGCTTTGCGACGAGAACCCGGCGCTGTTGCGGTACGTGTGGCGCAACGAGAACACGGGTTCATGGGACGACATGCTGGTGTGGGGCGCCACCGTTTCCATGAAGGCGGTGCTGGCCTACCCCATCACGAAATCGGCCAGCATGGAACAGCTTGTCGAGGCCGCGCTGAAGGATGTGCTGAGGCAAGCCCGTGCAGTTGACGGACAAGACGGAACGCCGGAAACCTTCGGCGATTCACCGCTTCTGGCTGCCCGCATGGGTGCCGGGCGTTGGGGTTGACATGCCGCGCTTGAGCCTGATCAAAACCAACTTCACGGCGGGCGAGTTTTCGCCACGGCTTGCAGGCCGGGTTGACATTGACCGGCACGCCAACGCGGCGCGTTCGCTGATCAATGCACACCCTGTCATTCATGGCGGGGCGAAGCGGCGCGCGGGCACGCGGTATGTGGCGGCCACCAAGGACAGCGGCGTCAAGCGCAGCAGGTTGATCCCGTTCGTGTTCTCGAGCGACCTGGCCTTCATGCTGGAAATTGGCGATGCGTACATGCGGGTTTGGCCAGCCGGTGGCGCCACCTACGTGGCTGAGGTGGCCACCCCTTACACCGAAGCGATGATTGGTGATGTGGACTACGCGCAGGGTGCTGACACCATGTTTCTAGCCCATTCGGCAGTGCCGATTCAGCGCCTGCGCCGCTTCGGTGGTGCGGCGTTTGACCTGGGGGCCGCACCGTTCACCACCACGCCATTCGATGAGCTTGGCCATGCGTTGGCGGCCAATGTGACGCTTTCCGCTTCAAGCGTTGGCACGGGCCGCACGGTGACGGCTTCGGCGGGAGTGTTCTTGCCCAGCGATGTGGGGCGGCAGTTGATTTCTGGCGCTGGGCTGGCGCTGATCACGGGCTACACGTCGCCCACGGTGTTGACGGCTGACATCACCATCGGCTTCAGCGGCACGGCATTGGCTTCTGGCGCGTGGAAGTTGGATGTTTCACCCCAGGCCATCCTGAAGCCTTCGGTGAAAGACCCGGTGGCATCGGTGATCGACCTGACGGCTTCCATCACACGCGCTGCAGACCTGACGCTTACGGCCAAGACAGGCGCCATCACGGTGACGGCAACGGCCGGAATTTTTGCGCCGGGTGATGTTGGGCTTTCGATCTACGCGGACAGCGGCGTGGCAGCCATCACGGCCTACACCAGCCCCACGCAAGTGAATGCCACCACAAGCTCCGATTTCATCTCGACCACCTACGCAAAGGGCGGCTATGGGGTGACGGGTTCAGCCTGGCGCGCGGAGGATGTGGGCAAGTTCGTGCGCATCAATGGCGGGCTGTGCAAGGTGACTTCCATCGTGTCATCGGTGCAGGCCAAGGCGGTGCTGTTGACGGCGCTTTCTGGCACGGTGGCATCGCCACCATTGGCATGGACGCTGGAATCATCGGTGTGGTCTGCATCGGCGGGCTACCCGCGCACCCTGACCCTGCACGAGCAGCGGCTGGTGGCGGCTGGAAGCAACGCATTGCCGCAGACGATTTGGGGCAGCCGCATCGGAGAGTACCTGGATTTCACCAAGGGATCGAACGACGACGACGCCTATTCCTTCACCATCGCGGCTGATGAGGTGAACCCGATTTCATTCCTGGCCAGCCTGCGCAACATGGTGGTGCACACCTATGGCGGGGAGTTCTCGCTACAGGGCGGCGTGGAGAAGCCGATCACGCCGACGAATGTGCGCATTCGGCCTGAATCCGCGCATGGCTCCAAGGGCGTGCGGCCGGTGACGATTGGCAAGGAATCGGTTTTCGTGCAGCGCGCAGGCCGCAAGGTGCGGGCCATGGGCTACCGCTATGACGTGGACGGCTACCAGGCGCCCGACCTGACCAGCCTTGCCGAGCACATCACCGGGGCGGGTGTGGCTTGCATGGCCTACCAACAAGAGCCCGACATGCTGCTGTGGGCAGGCCTGGCCGATGGCACGTTGTTGAGCTGCACGATTGACCGCGAGCAGCAGGTGACAGGCTGGGCACGGCACTACACAGAAGGGGCGTTCGAATCGTTGGCCACCATTCCCAACGGCGACCGGGATGAGACGTGGGCCATCGTGCGGCGCACGGTGAATGGGCAGACGGTTCGCTACCTGGCCAGCGACCCCAACGCCTACCCGCCGACCACTTTGGCGCCCGTGTTCGGGATGACGGCTGATTGCGCTCGCAGCTTCGACAGTGTGCCGGGGCAGGCTGCGTTTTCGGTGCCGCACCTGGCGGGAAAAACGGTGGATATCTTGGCCGATGGCTCAGTGTTGCCGCAGCAAGTGGTGGCGCTGGATGGCTCGATCACGCTGCCACGCAATGCGCACCGGGTGCTGTTTGGCTTGCACTTCCGGAGCGAGGTTGGGCTGCTCACGCCCGAGGTTGGCACGGGCACAGGCACGGCGCAGGCCAACGCCATGTCAACGCACGAGGTTTCGCTGCGGTTCTTGGACACCATCGGCGCCACGGTGGTGGATGGCGAGGGGCGCGAGCAGTTGCTGCCATTCCGTCACTTCGGGCCGGTGATGCTTGACCAGCCGCCTGAACCGTTCACGGGTGCGGTGCGCATTGAGATGCTGGGTTGGGAAGTTGGCCGCGCCGATGTGACGGTGGTGCAAGACCAGCCGCTGCCCATGCACTTGCTTTCAGCGGTGCGCAAGTTCACCGTCAACAATTAAGGGGGCACTGAATGTCGTTTGTCAATGTGGCGGTGGCGGGAATGAATGCCTTCGGCCAAGTGCAGCAGGGCCGAATTGCGAAATCTCAAGCGGGGATGCAAGCCGCTTCGCTGGATTACCAA